AGGTTGACAATGCTATTGCTTTGATGATGGCTTATGATAGGGCATCGGCTAGAATGGAAGAGGAGATTGTTCCTCAGTTTTATTTATAGGCAGGTATGATGGCAAGCATCTTTGACAGGTTCAAGCGCGAAGAGCGCGCCATCTCATTCCAGACTGTTTGGGGAATGGGTGGTGACATAGTGCTAGGCAACAATGCCGGCACACAGGTAAATGCCAAAACAGCATTTAGTCTCATCCCTGTTTACAGCGCAGTGAGCCTCATCTCTGACACCATCTCAACTTTGCCAGTGGATGCTTACCAGCGCATTGATGGTGACCGCAAACCTTACCGCCCAAAGCCATCATGGGTTGACCAGCCAGATGTTGACCAGACCCGACAGGGCCACTACCAGTCTGTGCTTGTGTCACTGCTCATCTGGGGCAATGCCTATGTGCGCATCTTCCGCAACTCGACTGGTGATGTTGTCAACCTTGTTGCACTTGACCCTCAGAAGATGACTGTGAGCCGCTCAGCGATTGGGCGCAAACTATTCCACTATGAGGGCGAGGATAAGGCGCTCACCTCTGATGATGTGATGCACCTAACCGACCTGCTTGAGCCTGGCGCGATTGTTGGCATGAGCCGCGTTGACCGCCTACGCGAAGCCCTCGGTTTGGGTATCGCCCTACAAGACTTTGCTGCAACATTCTTTGGCCAGGGTGTCACCGGCTCACTTGTTGCAGAAGTGCCAGGCAACCTAACCCCAGACCAGGCGCGTCAACTCTCAGACTCTATGAGCAACCGTCATGGCGGCTGGCGCAAGTCAGGCCGTGTGCCTGTGCTCACTGGTGGCGCAACCATCAAAGACATCTCGGTTCAGAATGACCAGAGCCAGTTCATCGAGTCGCGCCGTTTCTTTGTCGAGGAAGTTGCTCGCCTTTTCAACATTCCTCTGCACATGATGGATGTGCCAGGCGCTTCGAGTTACTCAAGTATCGAACAATCGGGCATCCAATTTGTTCAGCACTGCCTGCGCCCATACATCGAGAAGTTGGAATGGTCATACTCTCGCCTGCTACCTGAGCAAGCCTTCCTCAAGTTCAATGTTGATGGCCTGCTACGCGGTGACTTCAACAGCCGCATCAGCGCTTACGCAACCGGCCTACAGTCTGGCTTCATGAGCATCAATGATGTGCGCCGCATTGAGGATTTGAGCAGGGTTGACGGTGGCGATGTTTACCGTGTGCCACTAGCAAATGTGAACCTGTCAGCCTCTGACTTGCCAGAACAAGAGGGCAAGGTATCAATGGCTCAGAAGATGATTGCTATCGGCTTTGACCCTGCCGAGGTTCTCAAGGCTCTAGGCCTCCCACCTGTCGCGCACACTGGTGTGCCTTCAACTCAGTTGCAAGCGGTCAACACCATTGACCCTGAAAACCCTGCTTCGGTTTATGGGGTCTAATGAGTCTGACACAAGCGGTTTACTCGGTTGGCACAGCAACTCAGACAGTTGTTGCGCCTACTGCCGACTTCGCTGAGTATGTGCTCAAGAACCTAGAACCGCAGGGCGCAGATAACCTAGCAAGAGACGGCCATGTTTACCTTGTCGGCCAGCAATTCACTATTGCCACTGGTGGCACTGTTGCCTTCTCGATGGCTACTGGAGCAACTGGTGCACAGTTCGAGTTCTATCAAATCATCTCTAGTGACTCGCCTGTTTATTCCTCACTGGTAGAGGGCGCAACCATTGTCACTAATGGTTCTGCCATCCCTGCCTACAACCTAAACCGCAATCACAGCGACAGCCACAGTGCAGTGCTACTGCCAGCAACTGCAGTGACTGGTGGCACTGTTGTCAGTTCAGAGTTTGTGACCGCTTCAATTCATGGCGGTGGCGCACTGGGCTCAGATAAGGTGCACACTCTCAAGCCTTCAACTCAGTATGCGATGCGCTTTGTCAATCAGGGCAATCAGACAACCACTGTTTTCTTTCAACTTGGCTTCGCTGAACAATACAATGGCTACTCTGAGATTTGGTTAGGCACTGTGGATAACTCTTTTGTTCTGCGCCCTGGGCAAGAACTAAAGATGACACTAAACCCGAACTCTCCAATCAATGCCACTGCAAAAGCCAATGGTTGCCGCCTATCAGTTATGAGGCAGGAATAATGCCAATCAATCAGGATGCCCCAGAGTATATGCGCGCTGCTGCGAAGCAGGGCTTGAAATACTATGTCGAGGGTTTAGCAGGTGATGGCCTTGTGGCTCGCACCGTAACTGAGGCTCGCCTCATGGCTGAGGGCAAGGTCAGCGATGACAAGTGGATTCGCATTGCAGCATGGATTGCTCGCCACCTCCCCGACCTAGACAGCCCAAATGCTGACCCAGACTCAGATAACTATCCGAGTGCCGGTGTAGTCGCTCACCTGCTGTGGGGCTCGGGCCCATCTAAGGATGCTGCACAGCGCGCACTAAGTTATGCACAGTCAGTTGTGGAGAGAATCCGCGCTGATGAAACTCGCAAGGCTGGCGGCGAGCAGATTATTATTTGCGACATTGACGGCACACTCCTCAATGATGAAGAGCGCCTGATTGCTAAGACTTGGGATTATGTGCAGTCACTAGAGGGCTCACTGTTCATTGTTACAGGCCGACTTGACTCTGACCGCGAGCAGACCGCAGATGCACTGGCCGCTGCTGGCATCACCTACTCTCGCCTCATCATGAAGTCAGATGCTGACATGGATTCAGCAGACTACAAAAAAGCAACTGCAGAAGAACTGCTACAAACTTATGATGTTGTTGCTGCCATAGAAAATGACCGTGATGCTTTGCGCGCCTACAGTTCGCTTGGTATCGAGGCAATCAATCCGGCTGATTTGCCAGAGAGTGAAAACATGAGTGAAGAGCGCGCTGCCATTGATGAACTGGCTATCGGTGACTGGGTATCTTGGAATGTTCTAGACCCTGAGATTGCTGCAGTTGTCACTGCGGTTGATGGTGACCAGGCTGTGCTGGCTTTGTATGACTTCGAGGATGGCATCTTTGTTCCAACTGAACTGGTCATGCCTCTTAATGTTTTCAAACTTGAGAAGATTGCTCGCCCAGAGATGGTTGCTAAGAAACTTCCAGAGGAGTTTGACCAGCCGGAAGATGCACCAGAGTCTGACCCTCACAGTGACATCAAGGCTAAGGCTGCGGAAATAATCGCTAAGATTGAAGCAATGGATGAAAGTGAGCCGATGACTGAACCTGTTATTGAGGCCCAGCGCGACAAGTGGCTGAGTGCTGCATGGAAGATTAAGGCTCGCCTTGAGGGCTCAGAGGGCCGCTCGATTGGTGGCGTAGAAACTCGCGCTAACCATGTTGAACTTCGCGCCGAGGGCGATGGCCGCACCTTCACCGGTTACGCTGCTGTCTTTGGCCAGCCGAGCCTCCCTCTACCTTTCACTGAGATTGTCAAGCCTGGCGCATTCAAGCGCTCGCTGCAGTCGCGCAACCGTATGATGCTGCTCTGGAACCATGACACCTCGAACCCTCTAGCCTCGACTCGCAATGGTTCGCTGCAGATGGTTGAGGATGAGCGCGGCCTCAAGGTCACAGCAACCCTGCCAGACACCACCCTTGGCCGTGACATCGCAGAGTTGGTGCGCACCGGTGTTGTTGATGCCATGTCATTTGGCTTCTCAGTCAAGAAAGACTCTTGGTCACAGGATGGGCAGACTCGCTACCTAGAGGATGTCTCGCTCTATGAGGTCAGTCTTGTCTCCACTCCAGCCTATGAGCAGACCTCTGGCACTGTGGCTGTGCGCTCAACCGATGGCATCTCTGCAGACGCTCTGGCTGATGCGCTGCTCAAGATTGAGTCTGGTGAGGAACTCAGCGCCGAGCAGGGCGCACTGATGCAAAATGTAATCTCTCGCTTATCAGCCGATAAGATTGAAGAAACTGATGGCGATGTGATGGCTCTCTACAAGAAGAAGTTAGCACTAGCCGAGATGGGCGCATAATGGCAACCAAGGAACAAATCGCAACCGCAGTCGAGGTCATTAAGGAAGTTGCCGGCAACCCAGAGGTGGGCGCTGTCAAGGAACTGATTGACCTACTAAACTCCAGCACCACGGCCAATGAGGTCCGTGTAGTTGCTGCGAAGGAAACGCGCTAAACTAATCTGCGCGTTCAACCCCCAGAGAGTTATCCCCTTTCGCTCTGGGGGTTTTCGCTACCCTGTAGCAGGTATGCAATCCTCTAGTAGGATTAAGTGTAGGTTCTGAGTTTGCTCGGCCTCTAGTCTGTTCAGCGTTTGCGCGGCGGAATCTCCCTATCAAACTAAAAAAAAGGAATGACACATGTCAGAGTTCATTAAGAACCAGGCAGAAGTTCGCTCAAACCTCATTGCCCAGATGCGAGAAGTTCTCGATGGTGCAGAGGCGCGCGGTCTATCAGCCGAAGAAATCCAGAAGATTGAGCGCCTAGAGGCAGACATCGCACAGCGCGATGCATCAATCGCAACCGCTCAGCGCATCGAAGAGCGTGCAGCAGAGGCTTCTGTTGCTGCCGCTTCATTCGCACCTGCTACCGCTGCAACTACTGGCGATGCAGACCTACTCCGCGCGATTGCTCGCGGTGAAGTCCGTGGCCATGAGTTTGCTCGCGAGGCTCGCGCTGCTCTAGTTCCATCGGCTAACACTGTTGGTCAGTCTTTCTACAACCGCGTATTTGAAATCGCTCAGTTGGTTGGCCCAATGCTAACCACCTCAGAGGTTTTCAACACCGCTTCAGGTGAGAACCTAGTTATCCCAACCGTAACCGCAACCTCAACCTCTGGCTCAGTTGCAGCAGGTTCGGCTATCTCTGAGAGCAACCCAACCTTCGCATCAATCACCCTTGGTGCTGAGAAGTATGGTGCGCTTGTTTCAGTCGCTTCTGAGTTGGTCTCAGATGCAGGCTTCGACATCACTGCATACATCGCTCAGGAACTAGGAACCTCTCTAGGTCTACAGGCTAACTCAATCCTTACCACCAAGTTGGCTGCTGCCGCTGGCTCAGTTGTTACTGGTGGAACTGGTGTTGCAGGTGCTGCAACCTATGAGAACCTGATTGACCTAGTTTATGGAATCGCAGATGGTGCTCGCGTTCTTCCAGGCCTCGGCTTCCAGATGAGCAAGACTGGTATTGCTGCTGCTCGCAAGATGAAGGATGGCAATGGCGCATACATCTGGACTGACTCTGCTGTTCCTGGTCAGCCAGGCACTTTGCTTGGTTACGGTGTCTATGAGAACCCTGCTGTTGCTGCTGTTGCTACTGGTGCTAAGTCAGTTCTATTCGGTCACCTACCTTCATTCAAGGTGCGTGTTGCCGGTGGTATCCGTGTAGACCAGTCTGCAGATTACGCATTCAACACTGATGTTGTGACCTACCGTGGATTGATTCGCCTTGACGGTGGACTAACCCACGCAAGCCACATCGGTTACTTCAAGGGTGGCGCTTCATAAGCCACTCAACCGAGTAAAGACCGGAAACCCTCCAGAGCGCGTAGGCTTTGGGGGGTTTCCCTTTGTCTATGGTGTTTGCTAGAGTGAGATAAAAAGAAAGGGTGAACATGAGCAAATCAAAAATCAAGGGCCTTGTTTCTGTGTGGTCTAACTCTCCGAGCCAGCCGACTGGTTATGGCCAGCAAGCAGAGTATCTGGTAGACCGGTTGGTGCGTGATGGTGCTAAGACTGCTGCACTGTCGAACTATGGGCTTGAGGGTAATGTCACAACTTATCAAACTAGGTTCGGTAAGATACCTCACTATCCGCGTGGCTCTGAGGCTTACTCAAATGATGTGGGCCCGATGCACCATGCGCACTTCAAGAGCCAGCACCCTAACTTGCCTGATGCTCTGATTGGGTTGTATGACTGCTGGGTTATCAAGGGCGCTCAGTGGGATAAGTTGAACATTGGTTGGTGGACTCCGCTGGACCACATGACTATGCCGCCTTTGGTTGAGGCGTTCCTGAAGAAGGATAATGTGACTCCGATTGCTATGGCCCCTAATGGTGTGAGGCAGATGGAGGCTAAGGGCATTGAGTGCGAGTATGTGCCGCATGGTATTGACACCAAGGTGTATAAGCCGACTGCTCTTATTGAGGGCCAGCCTGGCCGCGCTTACATGGGTGTGACTGATGAGTTTGTTGTGGGCATGGTTGCCGCTAACAAGGCCAGCGGTCTGATTCACCGCAAGGCTTTCTCAGAGAACCTGCTGGCTTTCAGCATCTTCCGTCAGAAGCATCCTGATGCTGTGCTCTACATGCACACTGACCCGATTGGCTCTCAGGGCGGTTGGCAGTTGCTGCCGATGCTCGCACAGTTCGGCATCCCTAAAGAGGCTGTCATGTTCCCACCATTTGTGGACTACCGCTATGGCATGAGCCAAGAAACTTTGGCCGGGCTCTACAGCGCTATGGATGTGATGCTGGCTGTCTCTTATGGCGAGGGTTTTGGCATCCCGACTGTTGAGGCTCAGGCTTGTGGCACTCGCGTGATTGGTTCTAGTTGGGGCGCAACCCCTGACCTGCTCGCTGAGGATTCTTGGATGGTTGAGGGTCAGCCGATGTGGGATGCTGGGCAGAATGCGCTCTGGCAGATGCCTCTAGTGCCTTCGATTGTGAATGCCCTGGAGGAGGCTTACAAGGCTGATAGGGGCCCTAGCAAGGTTGCTGTGGACTTCGCTAAACAGTTCGATGTTGAGACTGTGTGGCAGTCGCACTGGCTACCTGTCATTGACCGTCTGCTAAATAAATGATTCCGGTTGTTGGGTTTGCAACCCTCAAAAGGTTTGACCTGGCTGAGCGCCTAATTGCCTCGATTGATTACCCTGTTGAGCATTTGGTCATTGTTGATAACTCTGGCACAGGCGAGTGGGTCTCACCGCGCTCAGAGTTTGTGAAACACCACTGGCACATCCGCGTGCCTTACGGTCTCGGCCTGGTGGGTGCATGGAATCTGATTATCAAAGCCACACCTTACGCACCATACTGGCTGCTGATAAATGATGATGCGCACTTTGCACCTGGCGCTCTGGAGATTGTGGCCAGAGATGTAGACACCGAGGCACTGAACTTCCTGCACATCAACACAACCTGGTCTGCGGTTGTTTTCGGTGAGGGCATGGTGGACAAGGTTGGGCTCTATGATGAGCGCTTCTATCCGCTCTACTTTGATGACAATGACCTAGAGCGCCGAGTGCGCCACCACGGTGTGCCAATCAAAACCATTGACGCAGTTGTGCACCATGACAACTCCAGCACCCTCAACTCTGGTTACCAGAATGTAAATCAAAAAAGTTTCGCCGCTAACATGCGCCTGTTTGATGAGAAGCAGATGGATGAGGATTACACACAGGGTGGCTGGACTCTAAAAACTAGGAGGGCAAACCGATGGGATTGACCGTATACACTGGCGGCTCTTTTGACCTGTTTCATTCTGGCCATGTGGCGTTCCTGAAGCGGTGCAAGGAACTGGCCGGTGATGGCAAGGTGATTGTCAGCCTTAACACTGATGAGTTTATTCGCGCCTACAAGGGTAAGGGTTTGGTCATGAACTTTACTGAGCGCCGAGAGGTTCTCAAGGGCTGCAAGTATGTGGACATGGTTATGCCGAACTATGGTGGCGCTGACAGCACCGTGTCTATTGAGATGGTCAAGCCTGACCTGATTGTGATTGGTTCAGACTGGGCGCGCCGCGACTACTACACACAAATGGGGTTTACTCAGGATTGGCTGGATGAGCGCGGCATAGGTTTGGTTTACATCCCTTACACTGCCGGCATCTCATCCACTGACATCAAGGCCCGATTGGCCACGCGATAGAATAGAAGCATGGCGATTACAAATGGTTACACAACTCTGGCTGAGGTCAAGGCTGCCCTGCGCATCACTGACACCATTGATGACTCACTGCTAGAGATGGCCATCGAGTCAGCATCTCGCCTACTCGACTCTTACACCGCGCGCTCTTTCTACTCATCAGGCACTGCCACTGCTCGCTACTTCGCAGCAGACAATGACTTTGTTTGCCAAATTGATGATGCAGTTTCTATCACCGAAGTGGCAACCGACTTCTCTGCAGATGGTTCTTATGACACCATATGGGCCAGCACAGACTATGAACTGCTGCCTCTCAATGGCCGCCTTGATGGTTTGGCTGTTCCTTACAACGGACTGCGAGCCATCCAAGATTACACATTCCCTTACCTCAATGGTGAGGGCCTAGTCAAGGTCACTGGTGTGTGGGGTTGGGCATCAATCCCAATCGCCATCAAGCAGGCTTGCATCATCCAGTCATCAAGGATTTTCAAGCGCCTCGACTCACCACTTGGTATCGCCGGCTTCGGTGACATGGGTGTGATGCGCGTAAGTTCGCGCCTAGACCCAGATGTGTCACAGTTGGTTGACCCATACAAGATTGTGAAGTTCGCTTAATGGCTTCGATTGCTACCCTCCGAACTGGTATTGCAACTAACCTTGGCACTATCTCTGGCCTGCGCACATCGGCTACAGGGTTTGTGCCTGACAATGTAAATCCGCCTTATGCGATTGTTGCCCCGACCACGGTTGACTATCACAAGAGTTTCTCTAGCGGCGGTCTTAACACTTACAACTTCACCGTGACGGTGGTTGTTGGGCGCGTATCTGAGCGCACATCGCAAGCAAGCCTTGACGCTTACTGTTCCCCTACAGGGGCATCAAGTATCAAGGTTGCGGTAGAATCAGATAGGACACTAAACGGTGCAGCCTATGACTGTGTAGTGACCGGCATGAGAAACTATGGCTCAATCACCATAGCGGAAAACACATACTTGGCTGCTGAGTTTGACTTAGTGGTTCAGGCTAACTAACTAACAAGGAGAATCACAATGGCAAAGTTTGTTGCTACTGATTACAAGGTGACCATCAATGGAACAAACTTGTCATCATCACTCACCTCAGTTGACCTAAGCCTTTCGGCTGATGAGGTTGACACCACCACCTTCGGCGGCGAATGGCGCACCGTTACCGGTGGTCTGAAGTCAGGTTCAATCACTCTAAACTTCAACCAGGACTTTGGTTCTGCTGCAGTTGATGCAACCCTGTTCCCACTGTTCAACACTGCTGCAACCGTGGTCATCACCCCGACCTCTGCAACTGTGTCTGCAACTAACCCTTCTTACACCGCTGTTGCGCTGTGCAACTCATACCAGCCTTTTGCTTCATCAGTCGGAGACCTGGCCACCCTTTCGGTGACTTGGCCGACTTCAGGCACCGTCAGCCGGGCCACGGCCTGAGTCTAAAAGGTGTAGACTCTAACTCATGAAGATTAACCTACGCGTTGAATTTGTGTCTGGTGAGTCGCAGGATGTTTCTGCGACCGCCCCTGACCTTGTTGCTTTCGAGGACAATTTCAATCTGAGTGTGACTCGCCTTGAATCTGAGATGAAGTTTACTCACCTGGTCTGGCTTGCATGGACCTCTTTGAACCGTCAGAAACTGACCACCAAAGAGTTTGATGCTTGGCTTGCTGATGTTGCATCAGTAGGGCCGGAGTCATCCCCAAAATAGTTGGGCTCGGCGATAGTTCAACTCATTGGTTTATCGCCAGCCTTGCTTGTGAAACAGGCATTGCGCCTAGTCTCCTGCTGCAGGAGAGTGAGCGCATGTTGTGGACTATGGGCAGATACTTAGTTAGCCGGAATCAGCCCAGAGGCTAAGAGAGCCCCCACCGTAATTGGTGGGGGTTTTTCTTTTGTCACGGTTTGGTAACAAAAAAGTTTTTTGGTGATTTGTTGCATATTCACCAGATACTTCTGCTACAATAAATACATCAGCCAGAGAGGCTGAAAACTGAGAGGATACAAAATGACCACCACCGCAAAGCACACCAAGTTTGACTCACTAGTTCGCAAGGCTCAGGCTCTAGGCCTAGAGGTTGAGGTTAAGGTTGAGGCAAGCGAGTTCGGCGAGTTCGCATCAGCAATCATCAGCCGCCCACAGTGGGATGCAGACAACATGCTTGCAATCATCCGCAACGCAGACCGCCTAATGGTCACCTCATTCTTCTCAGCGAGCACCAAGCGCAACCGCCTCGGCTTCAAGGCATGGGGATTCACCTCTGCAGATGACCGCACCCTTACTGCACAGCGCGCATCATTCACCATTGACCACATGGCGCTAGACCTAGATGTTTACTCAAACAACTCGGTTGCTGCATAACAGCAACAAGGCTCGGGCCCTCACCTTCGGGTGGGGGCTTTGCCATTGGTAGAATAGAAGCATGGCTGATGTTGTTTATTCCAATGTGCGAGAGTTGACTAGACAACTCAAAGCAATCGAGCCAGAACTACGCAAAGAACTTATCCGCGATTTGAAGGCTGTGGCCAAGCCGGTGCAGGCAGCAGTTGTTGCTCGCATCCCTAGCAGCCCACCTCTGCGCGGTATGCGCCACAATGGCAGAACCTCTTGGGATAACTCACAGAACTATAAGGGCCGCCGCGTGCCTGCTAAGTCTGTGACCGTCAAGTTTCGCGCAGGTGGTTCTAGAAAAGCCGGCATCACTTCGCTGCTGAGTGTGCAGGCGATGAGCCCGATTGTGGCGCTCATTGACCAGGCAAGGTTCAGCAACACACCACAGGGTGCGGCGATGATTCGCGGTCTTGGCATGCGGCCTTCTCGCTATGTTTGGCCGGCAGCAGAGCAGGCCCTACCTCAAGCAGAGGCGGCCGCTCAGCGCATCCTAAACAATGCATCACAGAAGATTTCGAGAGGTATGCGCTAATGGCGGTTATTGTTCCCATTGTCTCCAAGTTCGATGACCGAGGATTAAAAAAGGCTCAGTCTGAGTTTGGCAAACTTGGCTCTTCAATGAAGGGGTTGCTTGGTGCTGCCGGTCTAACAGTTGGTCTGAGTGGTGTTGTCAATGCGCTTAAGGAATCCGCGCAGGCAGCAGTTGGTGATGTCAAATCTCAGGCCCTCTTGGCTAATCAGTTGCGCAACACTGTGGGCGCTTCTGATGCACAGGTTGCTGCTGTTGAGGCGAGCATCAAGGCTATGCAGATGCAGGCTGCTGTTGCTGATGATGACATCCGCCCAGCCTTCGCTTCGCTTGTTCGAGCAACTGGCGATGTTACGCAGGCAACCTCGCTGACCAGCCTTGCTCTTGATGTGGCGGCTGGTACTGGCAAAGACCTTGGCGCTGTATCTCTCGCGCTCGGCAAGGCTGTCAACGGTTCAACCACCAGCCTTCTAAAACTTGTTCCGAGCATCAAGGGTGCATCTAACCCGATGGGTGAACTGACTAAACAGTTCGCTGGTGCTGCTGAAGAGGCTGCTAACAATGACCCTTTCCAGCGCCTCACCATTGTGATGGGCGAGTTGCAGGAACAACTGGGCACATACCTTCTGCCAACTCTTGAGGAGTTCGCTGGGTGGCTGTCGGACTCTTCAACTCAAGACAGCATTACATGGATGATTGACCAGTTTGGTGACTGGACTAAAGAAATGGGCCTCGCTGCAGATGGAGTTTTCTATCTAGGCAGCGAAGTAGATTCATTCTTCAAAACCATCTCAGGCAGTTTCGAGCAAACCCCTTTCACTGACTTCTTGGGCTGGCTCGCAGATAGAGCATCAAGCGCTCTGAACCCTTTGCAGAACCTTGTGAACATTCTGCAGCAATTCGGTTTGCTCAAGAAGGATGCTGACGCGATTACTAACGGCCCTAAGATTTCTAAGGGTCTGACAGCCAATGAGAAGTTTCTGCTTGGTCAGTCACTGAAGGTCAAGCCTATTGATGACCCTAATGACAAGCCATCTAACCGCGAGTCACAGGCGGCTAAGGCTGCCAAGGTTGCCGCCGATAAGGCCGCTAAGGCTCGCCAGGCAATCATTGATGCTGCTCAAAAAGCGAGCGATGAAGCCAAGCAGGCTTTCGATGACCTGAAGGCTGCAGTTGATGAGTTCAATAAGTCATTTGCTCAAACTGCTGATGCGTTCAAGATGGTCTTTAAGGCTAGTGGCCCTCTCGGTGAGTTCGAGCAGCAGACTGTGGATGCGTTCCAGAGCATGCGAGATGCAGCACAAGCGGCCTTTGATGCTGGCCTGTTTGGCAAGCAGGGTGGTGATGCCACTCTTGCAAACCTGAAGGCTTACGCTGACCGTGAGCAGGCTTTGCTGCAAGACATCGCTAAGCAGCGAGATGTGCTGGCCAAGAAGATTAGCATTGCCGAGTCCGTAACGGCCGGCGTTATGGGTTCACTGAACCTCACCTCGATGTTGGAAACTCAGACCAAGACTGTCACCCAATCTGTGACCAAGATGGTGGATGGGATTGCTTTAACTACCACTCGCAGTTTTGATGAGGTTGTGTCTGGTGGACTCGCTGACAGTTTTAAGAAACTGGTTGAAAAGACTAAGGCCTTTGCTGGCAACCTTACCAAACTGAAGCAACTTGGTTTGAATGGCAACCTGTTCAAGCAGATTGTTGAGGGTGGCGCTGACGCTGGTGGTGCTACTGCTGAGGCCATCATTGCTGGTGGTGCTGACGCGGTCAAGGAACTGAATGGCCTGTTCACCGAGTTGACTGATGCTGGTGCTGAGATTGCTAAGACCTCTACCCCTGTGCTGTATGACTTGGGTGAGAACATGACCAACTCATTCATTGATGGGTTGCGCTCACAAGACCAGATGCTGATTGATACTGCGAACTCGATGGCAGCACTGTTCACTGAACAGTTCAAGAGCCAGTTGAATCTCGCTATCACCCCAACCATGCAGGGCGCTCAGTCCACCGCGGTTCAGATGCAGTCAGCACTTGACTTGTCAAGCCGCCCTGACCCGAAGCGCTCACCACAGTCTTACGCAGCATGGTTGCAGAGCATCGGTGGCATTGACCCTATCCGCTCACCTGAGTCTTATGCTCGCTCACAAACCGCGGCCGGTGCAACATACAATGTAACTATCAATGCTGGTGCAATTGCTAACAAGCAGGAACTCCCAGCAATCATTGTTGACGCGCTTGGCACATATACCAAACAGTCTGGTGCTGGTGGTCTAGTTAGAATCTTGGGTATTTAGTTATGGCTCTTGTTGAAAAGGTTGAGGTTGGTTTTGACCTCACTACTGCCGGCGGCCCTTTCCTAACTTTAGATGACCCGATTGCTGGCCAGTTGGATAACCCTGCGTGGCCTTTGGGTGGTTTGACTTTTTATGACATCACTTCAAGGGTGCGCTCTTACAACATCACCCGTGGCAAGTCACGCCAGTTGGATGTTTTCCAAGCCGGTGTTTGTTCGGTTGTGCTGAACAACAATGACCGAGCCTTTGACCCTACCTTTGCCGCGTCACCTTTCTATGGGCAGATTATTCCTAAGCGCGAAATCCGCATCACCTCGAATGGGGTTGTTCAATACAAGGGTTTGATTTCGGACTGGAACCTTGATTACGCACCGCAGGGTGACAGCACTGCTGTGGCTGCAGCCTCTGATGCTTTCACACAGTTGGCTAACCAAACTCTTACTGGTGGCACAGCAACCCTGCAACTATCAGGCGCGCGCATCAATACCATCCTCAGTTCAGCAGATGTTGAGTGGCCGACCGAGAGCCGCAACATTGACACCGGCGAGGTTTACATGGGTGCTGATGTCATCCCTGTGGACACTAACGCGCTGACTTATCTGCAGACTATTGAGCGCAGTGAGAATGGCCGGCTGTTTATTTCTAAGTCTGGCAATGTTGTTTTCAAAGACCAGAATGGTGTGCAGCCTGACTCGAGTTCTATGGTCACTTTGGCTGATGATGGCACCGGCATCAAATACACTGGAATGCAAGTTGTTTACGGTTCTGAACTTCTTTACAACCAGGTGGTTGCCTCATCTATTACGGCTGGCGGAACAGCCATCGCGAATGACACTGACAGCCAGCAGGCTTACGGTGTGCAGACTTTGACTTACACCGATTTGCTCAGCGCCTATAACACCGATGTTGATGCTCTAGCAGTCAGCCTTATCAAACAATACTCTGCGCCTGAGTATCGCTTCGAGGCTGTCACAATCAACTTGGATGAAATCAGTGAGGCTCAGGCCACACAGATTCTGAGCCTTGAGATTGGTTCTGTTTGCAGCATCAAGTTCACACCTAATAACATCCCACCGGCCATCCAAAAGTATGCGGAAGTGATTTCGATTAGTCACAGGGCTGATGTGCGCAAACACTCGGTGACTTTGGGCTTCAGCACACTTGACTACATTGGGCTCATTTTGGATGATGTAGTCTTTGGTAAACTAGATACAGCCACAGTTGGCTAACAGAGGAGAATCACAATGGCAGGTTTAGGCCGTAAGACTTTCACAGCAGGCGAGGTGCTGACCGCTGCTAATGTGCAGGGTTATCTGCAAGACCAGGTTGTGCAGGTTTATGCTTCATCGGCTGCTCGCTCTTCTGCGATTGGCACGGCTGTGTCTGAGGGCATGATGAGTTACCTTTCCGATACCAATTCTGTGGAATATTATTCGGGCAGTGCCTGGGTTGGTGTGAGCGCTGCACCATCGGGAACTGTTGTGAGTGCTGCTTATACTGCGGTGGCTGGCGATGTTGGTAACACTATTGTTGCTAATGGCACAGCCGCTTATACAATCACCATCCCTGACATTCTTAGCACTTGGCAGCGCATCGACATCATCCGCGACTCATCGGGAACTGTGAGCATCGCTGCTGGAACTGGTGTCACCACTTGGGCCGGCGCAGGCACTGCTGGCACTGCGGTGACTTTCAAGATTTCTAGCCAGTATGGTGGTGCTTCGGTGGAGAAGGTTGCGGCTAACTCTTACCGTGTCATTGGTGGAATTACCGCATAATGGCGCTTTTACCTCTTGGCATTTGGGCTGCGAGTGGTGCTGGCGGTGGCGGTGCTTCCGACTTTCAGTTGATTAGCACCCAGTTGGTTTCTAGTTCTGTTGCCTCGGTGACCTTCAGTTCAATCCCTAGCACCTTCCGTCACTTGCAGTTGCGAGTCGCTGGGCGAGGAGAACAGAGTGCAGCCTCAATTTCTATCAGACTAACTGCCAACAGCGATAGTGGCGCTAACTATGCGTCACACTACATCTTTGGTGATGGTTCTTCTGTCTATTCGGTTGGTCTGCCATCTGAAACTTATGCAAGCCTCGGTTTCATCCCTGCCGCTCAAATGGCTTCAAGTGTGTTTGGTGCGAGCATTATTGATGTATTGGATTATTCAAAGACCACTAAGAATAAGACATTTCGCGCGCTTAATGGCTTTAAGGACAACACCTTTCCGACTAACCGAGTGGCATTGCATTCCGCTCTATGGGCTTCAACTTCCGCGATTAACTCACTATCTCTAGTTGCTCAAAGTGGTAACTGGGCTGTCGGTTCTCGCTTCTCACTTTATGGATGGAACTAAATGCCTAACGCAATGACAGCACTCGCCACTCTCACCCTTGGCTCTGCTCAAGCAACCGTAACTTTTTCTAGCATTAGCGGTGCTTACAGAGATTTGCGCTTGGTCATCACGGGCGGCATTACATTCGGGTCTAATACCTCAATGCGAGTCAATGGTGATACAGGCTCAAATTATTCTTGGGTGACTCTGGAAGGCTCTGGGTCAGCGGCAAGTTCCGGGACTTCATCAGGAACACAAATGGCATTTAGACAAGTCAACATCATTAACTCCAATGGCACACCTGTCACTCAGTATTCCATTGACATTCTAGATTACTCAGCAACTGACAAGCATAAATCAATGCTTTTTAGAACTGATAATTCCGCTAAAGCGACTATTGCTAGTGCCGGTCGCTGGGCTTCGACTTCTGCCATTACCAGTATCAGCCTTTTTGCTTCTGGCGATACTTGGACTGCCGGTTCAACCTTTACCCTGTTTGGAGTGAGCGCATGAGCGTAACAAAGATTGCCCAGGTTGATGTCGGTTCAGGTGGCGCAGCGACCATCTCATTTACTGGTATCGCCGCCACTTTCACCGACCTAATTCTCACCCTAAGTTGTCGCAACACAGGTTCAGGTAACTCCTACATCCAGTTACAAATGAACTCAGTTACGAGCGGTTATGAAACAAGAATCTTGCGCGGTGAGTCTGGTGTCAGTTCAACAACCGGAACAGCAGTTGGGCTAAACAACATCTTTTGGGCTGGAATGACGGGCGGCAGCAACCTCACCGCCAGCACTTTCACATCGGTAGCGATTTACATCCCGAACTATGCTGGCTCAACAGCCAAGACTTTTTCTTCGGATTACTCCAAAGAAACAAATGATGCCACATATTATGAAAATGGTATCGCTGCTGGGTCTTGCTCATCAACCGCAGCCATCACAAGTTTGACCGCCAGCCTATTCCTTAGCGGCGCAACTTTTGCTCAGTACTCTTCAGCAACCCTTTATGGCATTTCTAACACAGGCGCAACAGGCGCAACCGTCTCATAAGAAAGGCAACACAAATGGCAAACCCAACCCGAATCGAAGTTGACTGCACAACAGGCATCGCAACCGAAATTGAACTCACTGATGCTGAGGTTGCTGAACTAGCAGCCCAGGCTGAACTCGCAGCACAAGCACAAGCAGAGCGCGAATCCGCTGAGGCTGAAGCACAGGCTAAGA